AGAATACTATCTGCCTGACCAGGTATAAACACCTCGCCATTTTGATTAACTCTAGAGTCATCAAGCTTGCGCATAATCTCTATAATTACTTTTCTTTCTGGACTTGCTTCAAGTGTATCTCTGGAAATAGTATTAAGTTTTGAATAAGCATTTCTAACATGTGCTAAGTTAACTGGTCCGCCTAAAGCTACATCATTTTGAAACTCAAATAATGCACTTTCTATTTTTTTAACAATACCGCCATCTAACTCATCTCGGTTGTTAACACCCCAAAAGTAATCAGCATCCTTGTGTTGTTTAATTAATTTAAGAGAATCATCAATATTTTTATTTATAGTGTTTCTTACAACTCTATCTAATGTTTGTGCCTTTAATAATTCTATGCCTGATTTACCCTCTGTTGAAGTTAGTTGTTTGAACATACCGTCAACAGCTCTATATTTTGTACCCAGATCAATCATAACTTCTCGTCTAGCTCTACCTAGATTGTCTTGAAGTATTTGACCTAAAGCTCCTCTGCCAGGTGCATCTGCGTAATTACCAACCTCTATAGCATCATCTACTACATCATCTAAGAGCTTACGTAGTTGTTGTGTAACCGTTTGCTCTTTAGATCTAAGGGCTTGTAAGCTTGCTTGTACTTGTTCGTCTAGACTACCCTTAGTTGCATCAGATATAGACTTTTGTAGTAGTGCGTTTTCACCACCAATACCTTCAAGTAAGTTATCAATTTCAGCTCTAAGGTAAGCTGCGGTTTCTTTGTCTCTTGTATTACCTAAAACTTGTTCGGATATGTCTTGTAACCTACCAGGTAATTTAGCTCCCAGAGTTGCTTGTGATGCTATACCTTTGAAATCAAACTTTGCTACCCTACCATCTCTTACGGCTTTTGCTATTTGTCTTTCTGTTGCTTCTTTACCTAATTGTGCATCTAGTTTCAATATGTCCGAGGCAGATCTACCTAAAGCCATCTGCCTGTTCAATCTTAAATCTGCCGTTGGTGCATTTCTTCCTAGAAGTAATTTATATCCTAAACCAAAGAGTTCACCTATACCTTGACCAACAGAACCAAAAAGAAACTCACCCCCAAATAAATCTTTGAGTTCATCTCTTTCTTGTAATTGAAATCCCTCTTGATAATCTAAAGCTTCTTCTCCTGCTTTACCTACGGCTGAACCAGTACCGGCTGCAAACATTCTAGCTATACGATCTCTGCCGCCAAATAAAGAGGTAAGGCCTTTTATGACCCTAGCTTGTGGTAGCATAAAAGTTATTGCTCCAGCTATAGGACCAGCAATACCAGCAAAGTCTGATAAATCTCCAGTTTGCAAACCAAAATCATTTTCATCAATAACAGTATTTAACGGTATTGAGGTACCGTCACTAAGCGTTCTGTTTTGTATTGGTAGGCCTAATTCTTCTAATCCTACTGGAGTTAGAGCAACCTGTCCTTTTGTATTTCTAGTAAAACCTGAAGATCCTACAAAGTTTTCTAAAACGGTTTCTTGTTCTCTAGGTGTTTCTGCTCTGGCTAGTTGCGCTCTAAGATTTTTTAAATCACCTTCACGCTCTGTACCTTTATCAATTAACTTCTCAAACTTACCTCGTACCCCTGTATCGTAATCAAAATAAAGTTTGTCGTAAAAAGGTGAGGTAGCACCTGTAGCTATAATAGCTTTAACTTTTTTCTTAGCTTCGTCTTCAGTATCTGCATCTACAAACTCAAATACACCATCAGAAATATTTACTTTATATTTAGGCATTATAAGGTTGTTTCTATATACCCAGTAGCGTTGCTACCTAGCTTATAGTTTTCAATATCATCAAAATTAAATTTAAGTATTCTTTGCAATAAAGGAATATTGTTTTCTAAAACTCTTGATGGATAACCAGCCTCTTGCAAAGCAGTAGCATTAGAAGTTATTGTATCTTGTCCGTTTCTCATACCTTGTATTATTTGCGCCCTACTATCTTGCAGTTTCTTTTTAAGTTCTGCTGGTGATGTAAATATATTTACGCTACCAAAAATATTAGCAACAAGCTCCCTATCTAGGTTTGAAATTGTTTTACCAGACTCACCCAAAATATTTCTTACAGATCTTTGTGCGGTAACATCTAAAATAGTTTGTATTCTTTTTGCTGGGGCTAACTCTGACCATTCTTTAGCTCCCATACCGGCTGCGGCTGCTAAATCTTCAGATATTTTTGTTATAAAACCTCTAGCACCAAAAGCGTTAGGATCGTTAATATCTTCATTAAGTATTTGATTTAGGTCGCTTACAATTCTTTCATCTTCATCAAAATTCTTTAATGCACCTGTCAAATTAGTTTCAAATTCAACATAAGTTTTTATTTTATCTTTATCATAAGGACCTTCTCCAGCAGCTTCTAATGCTGCTTCAGCTCTAGCAAGTCTCAGTTTAGATGCAAAGTCTCTTTCTTCTTGTTCAGCCATCAACTCTCTAGCGGCTCGCTCTTCAGCAGCCTTAGATGCGCCTAGAGAAAGACCCGTACCCATTTGTCCTGTTCTAGTAAGTTCACCACCAACATTCCTAATAAAGTCTAAGAACCTATCAGATCCAAAGAATCCTGGTTCTTCTAGTTTTTGGGTTATGGGATCTTTTGCTGGAGGAGGGGGCTGTTCGCCATCTTGCTCTTTTTGTTCTTCAGCGGCAGCTTCTGGTATAGATAAAATAGGTTTTATTGGATCTATAAGATCTTTGACCTCACTATCAGGTAAACCGTCAAACTTTTCTTCCACGTCTAATAAACTATCAGCTTCTGTTTTATCTACATCAACTTTTAATTCAATAGGTTTGATTTCGTCTAAGAGATCTTGTATTTCAGGATCTTGTAGTAATCTTGTTTCTGGTAAAGGATTGCCTTCCTCATCTCTACCTACTATTTCCATTTCTTGTTTTAGTAAAGCTATATTAGATGCTTCATAATCTTCAGGACTCATGTTTCTAATTTCTACCGTACCAGTTGGTAACTCTCTAGGAGTTTCTACACTTATTTCTTCAACAGATGCCGTATCTACTATATCCGGTTGTGTTAATTGTTCTATTTCTGCCTCAAAGTCTTGTACTTCACCTGATTGCGCTCTATTTAATATAGCCGCTAATTCTGGATTAGAAAATCCTCTTCTAAGCATTCCTTCTTTAGAAGGTCCTAAGGGTACTAAATTACTTAGACTTGATCCAATTCCTTCTCCCGCGGCAGCTATTGCTGCTATAGCACCTGGTAATCCTTCTTGAGCAGGTCTTTGAGGCCTGACATCAGGTTTTTTTTGTCTACCAAAAGGATAACGCTCACTTACAAAAGTATCTTGTGGCTCTCCTTGATCTGCAAGCATACCACTACCTAAAGCCATAGCTTTTTCGACAGCCTCTAACCCAGTATCTTTAGCAAATCCTCCAATATCTTCAAACATAGAAAAAGGGCTAAGATAATCAGGAAGCATTTGTCCAAATTTTAAATTATTAGGTGTAGTACTTGAAACTCCCGCAACTCTTTCACCAACAATTTTTCTAAACAATTCTTGTGTTGCAGGGCTGTATGTAACATCTGGATTTTGTATTAAAGCCGTAAGTTCACCTATTCCTGAAGTCTTTAAAACATCATAAAGTTGGCTAGAATCTAAAGGCACTAACTTATTATTGGTGTTTACATAATAGTAAGGATTAGCTTCAGCTCCACCACCATTCTCAAACATTTTTCTTTGTAGGTAACTCATTAGGTTTGTCCTGGAACTAATGATGCGTAGGCTGAAAAAGCAGCTCCAAGACCTTGTGCGCTTGGATCAGGAGCCATACCGTATGTTGAATCAATTTGACTACCTGCTTGTTTGTAGCCAGGTAGTAAAGAACCAATCTGCTGTATAGTTTGCAACGGCCTCATTTGTTGTCCCATCTGTTGAGCAAATTGTCTGCCAAATCCTGTTTCTTGTATGCCTCTTCCAGTAGCTCCTAATCCCATAAGTTCGGATCTCTGACCTCTATTTAAGCCTTCTAAGTTTGAACCAATACCTGCTAATTGACCGCCATATCCTGCTAACTGCGCACCTAATCCAGATGCACCAGCGCCTCTTTGTCCACCTATACCTAATAGGCCTCCAGCCAATCCTGCTCTTGCAGCTGCTGAACTTTGTCCAAGTTGTTGTAAGTTTCCAGCCAATCCTTGTTGTGCTGTTAATTGTTGCTGTCCAGTTCTACCTAATAAATCAATCACGCCTTGATCTGCTGCTAGTCTTGATTGTGCGCCAGTAGTAAATCTGTTGGACAAACCTTGTTGTGCAGCTAATTGATCTGCGCTTAATCCTCGCAAGGTGCTACCTAGTTGTTGTTCTGCACCTAGTCTTGATCCAGCAAACCCACCTAAACCTTGAGCGGCAGCTCTCTCTGCTTGTCTTTGTCGTGCAAACTCACCAAGACCTGTCTGTTGTGCTTCAGTAAAACCTCTAGATCTAATGTTGCCTAAAGCTTCTGCTAATCCCCTTCCCAAAGATTCTCTTCTTTCTTCTGCACCAAGTCTTGCTCTAGATCCAAAAGCTGATTCACCACCAGCAGATATTGCTTGCGCTCTAGCTGCTATATCTTGCTTTTCTCCAGCCTCCATTATGTCGTCTATAGTTTGTTGAACAACTCTATCCTCGTAAGGGTTATAGAATTGTTCTGTCATACTAGGATCGTAAGCTCCTAATGTTCCTCTTAATAGATCTTCTGATTCAAATAAACGGTTTCCAAATTCATCAACAGCACCAATAGATCCTCTACCGATTCCTCCTAAAGTATCACCAAATATACCTACATCTCTGGCAGCTCCAGTTTCTATAGCGGCTAAATCTTGTCCAAATCTACCAGCAGCTGTTTCAGCTCTACCTTCTACATCAGAAAGTCTATTGCCAAATCTATCTACCGCACCTGTCATCAAGTTTCTTGATTGATCAATCCCTGATAAAGCATCACTTAAACCTAAACCGTATTGCTCCTCTGCTCTAGTAAAATAAGGATCTTGTAATTCTTCTGCTCTCCTTGATTGCGCTATAGCTTCATTAACTAAATTTTGTTGTTGATCAAAAAAGGGTTGAAATTGACCAAGACCTGCTTGCGCTCTTTGTCTTGCTAAAGTTTCTAAAGGATCTAATGCAGCAGTTTGTTGCAAAGGAACGTCAGTTCCAATTAAATTAGCACCTGCTTGTTGTAGTTGATTGTAGAAACCAGGAGCATCCTCAGTTCCAAAATATAAAGCCCGTATAAGCGGGTCTGTAATAGTTTCAGAACTTATTTGGCTCTGAAGTACGGGATCTATTGTTTCAGCCATTATGCCATACTCCCAGATTTGTTATATTTTTCAAAGGTGTCCATTAATTGACTCATAACATTTACACCATTTTTTCTATTTGGCTTACTAGATGCAATTAACTCTAAACCTTTTTTTGTTTTGTTTACTTTAAAACCACCAGCTCCGTTATTAGCTGCGGCTGTCATTACAAACTCACCATCACTAAGCATAGCCGGTATATCATCAGAGGTACCTGTACCAGGACCAACTGACTCACCACCTTGACGCATATCAAGTTCTTTTACGGCCATACCGCCCTGATTAAATTGCTGCCTACCGAATCCTATGGGTCCACCAAAAGCGGCTTTCTTTCTTACACCCAAGTCAAAACCTGCAAATACAGGTGCTGGATTAAGGTCAGGTCTTTTTGATTGTCTTATATCAGTTAAACCGCCCTCAGTCTTTTTAGCTGCGTCTTTAACTACTTTACCGTATAACAAGGCAAGACCAGCCATCTTAGGATCTATACCACCAAAGCCAGTACCGGTACCTGTAGTAGTCGCGCCTCCATAATTGGTTATGCCTAATTTATCTGTAATGCCTCCAGCTATATCTCCAAGAACACCATAACTTCCTACATTATCTGCACCACCTCCACTAACTAAACCGCTTAGAAAATTTGATGACTGACTTGTTGTAGCTGGTATTTTTAATTTGTCACCAGTCAATATAACATCAGCATCAGCTATATTGTTAGCTTCTTGTAACGCTTCAACGGTAGTGTTATTAGCTTCAGCTATTTTAGTTAGATTATCACCAGACTGTACTGTTACTTCTGCCGCAGTTGTGGCTTCTTTCATAAAAGGATTAAGACCTGCTTCTCCTACGGCACCTGTAAGCTGTCCTGTAGCAACATCAAATTTTTGACCAGTACCACCAAGCAATCCTCCATACCCTTGTTGTTGGTCGCTAGCCATACTCTTTAAAACATTACTTCCATAAGCTAATGGATCAAATGCGCCTACTCCTGTTGCTACATCTGTAACAGTTCCTATATTTCCAAGAGCTTCTGTAATAGCACTTAAATCAGTAATTCCTGTACCAGTTTTTATAGCTTCAATAGCGCCTTCACTTCCAAATAAAGATTGATTACCGCCAGCAGCTAAAGTCATGATCTCACCAAGACCACCTTCACCTTTGGCTAATTTTATAGCGGCATTACCTTTTTGATATACAGCAGCATATGGTTGCCAAGGACCAGGGATAACGGCTGCAACTGGTGCAATTTTTTTAACTACCTTTTTAACACTTTTAGCTATTTTTTTTAAAAATCCAAACTCTGCTTGTCCTGTAATAGGGTTTATGGACATACCCTGACCCACTTCATATTGATTGGGATCTAAGCCTACAGCGGCCATTTCTTTTCTTATTATTGATCTTGTGTTGTCAGATATGACTGGTGGGACCACCATTTCGCCTGGTGCAACGTGTGCCATAAGGCGATCTTCGTTACGTCCTAAGGCAGCTAAACCTGTTCCTGAGTTATCTATAATGTTCATTTTTAAATTCTACCCTATTCTTCTATACATTTTAACCAAAATACAAGTAAGTATCTATTTCCTGATTCTACCGATAATCCCCTATGCATATGAGTAAAACTCGGAAATATTAGAGCGTGGCCTGTAGGTAATGGTTCAACCGTACCACGATTTAAAAACTCAGTACCGCCTCCTTTATACTCACCAGTATTTAAAGGAACAACCATACTTATATCAGCACTAGCATCATGATGCCAAGCACCTTGTTTTTTATCCTTTAAATTATAGTTAGCTATTTGAATTGCGCCACTATTTACGTGCCTATTCCAAATACTTAAAAATATAGGATTACCTATAGTATATATTGTTTGAAACAAAGAGTTATATATTTCTGGACAATTATCTTGAAAAGTTATTTCGGGTATTTGCCTTAAAGTATCTTCGTCTGGATTAGGAATAAATCCATAAAAGTCTTCTAAATTGCGCATTTCATCTAATAGTATTGAACAAAACTTTTCAGAAAAGAAAGGAACCGTATATACATCTTTTAACGGTTCTTTTATGAGTTTATGTAATTTATTTTTTGCAGGGTTGTAACTTCCCTTGTTTTCATAAAAATTTATTATGTTTGGTAAAGATTGTTTAACCGCATTAAATGTTTCTTCATTTATATACCAATCGGCGGGATGTTCTAACAGTATGTTTTTTGTTTTATATTTTTGTATTTCTGCTGCTTTAGACATTAATTGATATATTGCCATTAGTTTTTACATCTACCTTACCTAAAGAGGATGTCATTTCAAAGCCAAGATCGTTTGTTCTTTCACCTATATCTACCCATTTATTGCCAGTATAAACCTGTAATACTCCTAATGTTGTATTCCAAATAATACTTCCGGCTAAAAAATTTAAAGTATTTTTATCTGATTCATTTACTTGTTGAGTTTGATCTACATCAACAGCACCAAGATTAATTTCTAATATTCTTATTAATCTATTAAAAATGTCTGGACTTACATCTCCTACAGCTATAGGAAGTTGAGTTTGTAATATCTTGCTCATCTTTTGCCATCAGGCCTCGTATCTATCCTTGTAGCTCCCAATCTCCATCCAATACTTAAATTTCCATCATTACTAGCGTCATCATCAGACTCAAATCTTAAAACCATTTGTCTTGCTCTACCTCTTACGTAAGCTTGTGTAGTAGAAGAAGAAATAGCATTAGTAGAATTAGTACTTAAAGATTCTCCAGGAAAGTTTCTTGTTTTAACAACTATATTAATATTGCCAGCGTTATCATTTTGTAAAAATTTAAAGTCAGGAATTATTCTTCTTATAAAAGTAAATTGCTCTCCATCACCAATATCAAAATCAGAACTTTCTATAAATACATTAGTCATAGGAGATCCATCATTATTAAAACCTGTTTCTTGTTGATATAAATAACCATTACTAACGGCTCTAGGGTAATTTTCTATTCCAGTATCTAACCAAGCTGTTCTACTTAAAGATCCATAAAACCAAATATTTTCAAGATAGTTATAAATTACATATCTATCTATTTCTGTAGAACTTGCTGAACAATAAAACCACCCAACTTCGTTTTTATCTGCAATAGTAAAAGCATGTATTTTAAAAGATTGACCAAGATTAATGTCACCAAAAACATAATTATGAACAGTACAAGGTACAGTCTGAACACTACCGTTATATACATAAAAATTGTTATAGCTCATCCAATAAATACCTTGAGGGGCTGTAACAGCTGCTTTGGGTCCAACTAACCCTGTGCCTTCATTAATAAGATTAACTGCAAAAGTAAAAGGCGGTCCAGTAAACTGCATGCTATATAAAGCAGTATCGGTCCAAACTAATATTTCTTGTCTTGATTTGACTGAACCAATAATTGAAGATCCTGAAGACAACCTAAGAGATCCAGCTGTATTAGTGGTTTTTGGTTCAAACTCTAATGCATTTTCTTGATCGCTAAATGCAATTAACATAGGATCAATTACACCAGTTCTAGTAGTTCCAGAAACAGGATCCGCACCTAACACTATTAAATGTCTGTCTTTTTCTGAAGTAATAACTTGCAAACCAACGGTAGGAACTTGATTAGCTCCAGTAATCCCTGATAATTGTACTGCTCTAGTAGTCGTTCCGTCATTTTCAACCCATTTATATATACCTGCGTTTCTTTGATTAATAATTAAATCTTCACCAAAGTTATCGTGTGTCCATAATCTTAACTGACCAGAAGCAGACAAAGCACTAGCCGAACCAAAAGTACCTTCACCCCAAGCGTTTGCTCCCCACCCAGTACCAGCTACATAAACATCTAAACCTACATTAATTTGATAAGCACCATCAACCCCTGAACCGCCATTACCTGAATCACTTGAATTTGCAGTAACCGTATCCCCTGACGTATCTTTTGCAGTAAGTGTATAGGTATTAACAGATGGTACTGCTGTAATTTGATACTCTTGGTTTAGAACATCAGCAGTTATAAGACCTCCTAAAGAAACGGCACCAGATATAGTAACAAAATCATTAATTACGGCCCCATGACCATTATCGGTAGCAGTTATAGTAGAACTTCCATTAGTAGCGGCGAAGGTGATCCCGTTTGTTGTTGTTTTACGAATGGGAGTAACATCATAAAAATTATCGCCTTCATTTATATAATATTTAAGAGTAGTGCCTAACCCTAGAAATTTAGTTCCTTCTAAAGATACCCAAGGGTGTAAAGCTCTTGCAGTGCCTAAATAAGTGTTATTAGTAGTTTTAGCCCAGCCTCCAAATTTTTCTGGTCTACCTTTTCTAAAACGAACTAAATTACAATCAAACCAACCGCCTTCGTTATCGTAATCAGTTCCTTCTCTATAAATTCCAGGTCTAAATATTGTTTTCTGTAGTGCCATCTAAATTTTGCTCCATTCCTTTCCTTCAAACAAATTAGCTTCGGCTTCTCTGCGTTTAACTAAGCCGCCTAAAATAACACCTCCAGCTTTGTTCCATCTTTTAATTTGTTCAGGTACGCCGCCATAATCTCCTTCGTTAAGAACACGTAACAAAGTAGAATCTTTTAAATTAGTTGGTCCTAGGTTGTAAACCCAACACACTAAAGAATCAAATTGACATTGATCTAACGGCACCTTAACCATATTATTTATATAGCCTTCGTATTCAGGCAGTTCTTCTTGTAATAAATGCTCTGCTTCGTCTTGGTTTATTTTGTCGCCTTCTTTAACGTCTTTAGTTCTTCCAAATCCTATAGTCCAAACTCCAACAGAATCTTGATATGACTCTAACTTACAACCTTCATAAGATTTTATTAAAGATATGCCTTCTTGAGATATTTGCATGTTACTCGCCCCAAGTACCGTCTTTTTTAACGTGTCCTGTCTTTGTACCACCCCAGTATTCAACTGCGTGTCCTTCTTTAATAAGTTTTTGGCAAACATCTTCTCCATCTGCCGTATAAGGAACTCCCAAAATCCTTCCATACTTTCCCTTCCCAAGAGATTTAATTCTAAATGTACCTTCACAAAGTTCTTTAAGTCTATCTTTTGCTTTTAAACCTAATGCTTTTTCTTCTAAATTTCTAGTACGGCTCTCTGGTGTATCAATTCCAGCAAGACGTACTCTTTGTTTATGAAGTTTTACGTCAAATCCCAAATCTAATATACAATCAAACGTATCTCCATCTACTATACGATCTAATGTAGCTCTATATACAAATTCATCTGGAGTCTTACTCATCAGCCTTTTCCTCTTGTTTATCGTATTCTCTATAATACTTTATAATAGATAAAATATCTTTGGTGTACCTTGTAACTTCAGCCATATCCATACTTAAATTTTCATATTCTTTACTAGATAAAGAATAATAAGCACGTCTAGGTGCATCACCATTTTGTAAATTTTGTAAGTATTGTTCCATCAACTCAGGTGTCATAACCTCCCAATCAACCTCAGATAAACTCATAGGATACGGCAAAGGTGGATGATACATGGGAGGACGTTCAGCTATACTTTTTACTTGGACCGGTTTGATAGAGGATTGCATTAAAGAGCAACTTGCCATCATAAAAGACAAACTAATTAATAGTAGATTTTTCATCAAATTGATTTGGGTTAGTTATCTCTTCTAAAGTAGCCATAACTCTAGCAGAGGCTTTATTAATTTTATTTTGTATAAGTCCTGGTTTTGCCAAGGTTAATTCATCTAAATCATGTTTTGCAAAAGTTTTACGTAGTCTATTTACGTCTTCCATAGCTGCACGTTTTTCTGACTCTAGTTGATTGAGTTGAACTTGTTGGTTTTTCTGTTGTTCTAAATAACGCTCTATAGAATCGTTTTGTTTTTGTATCTCTGTTTCAAGAACTATTTGATTACCTTTGAGCGTAGTAATTTGGTCTGCCTGATAATCTATATACCAAGCAGATCCTGCTATTGTTACAAACAACAAACCGCCTAATATTAATGATAGTTTTATTCCCATGTATATATTTCCAAAGGTTTATCTTTACCTTTAACCTTTAAAGGTTCTAATAATCTTAACCTATAATCGCTTTTTATGGCAGTATTGTAGCCAATCAATAAATCAACTCCAGCATCTTTTGTACCACTTTCTAGTCTTGCTCCTGTATTAACCGCGTCCCCTATGGCCGTATAATCAAATCTTGATTCACTACCCATATTACCTATAACTGCATAACCTGTATTTATTCCAATACCAATAGCTACAGGCGGTAAGTTTTTTTCTGCCATTTCCACATTTAGATCTTCCATATTTTTTTGTATATCTAAAGCACAATCTATAGCTTTGTTTTCGTGATAATCTAAATCTAAAGGTGCGTTAAATATTGCCATCATTGCATCACCTATATACTTATCTACCATTCCTCCATGTTTTTGTACTGCTTTCTGTTGTGCAGTAAGAGCTTTATTCATAATGTAAGTTACTTCTTCAGGCTCTAACTTTTCAGACATAGATGTAAAACCTCTAACATCTGTAAATAAAAAAGTAGCATATCGTTTTTCTCCACCTAGTTTTAAAAGATCTGGATTCTTTTGTAATTGTTTAACTTGTCTAGGATCTAAATAATGTTCAAATTGTTTTTTAATTTGTTGTCTAAGTTTGTACTGTTCTCTAAACCTTAAATAAAATGCAACGGTTGCAGTTATAAATTCAGAAATAAAAGTCCAGGTTACATCTATAAGAATGCCCTGTTGCACTATTGAATAACCGCCAAACAAAGTGAAACCCATAGTCAATACAGCTAGACTTACTCCTAAAGTAATTCCTAATAAACTAATTAGTAACCACATTACGATTACACCTAATATCAAAGATATTATTTCTACGGCTAATGCATAATCAGGTATGTATGGGCTATCTTGTATAAGTATAGATTCCGCAAGAGCTGCTTGTATTTTATGTGGTTCTAACAATCCTGCTGGTGTTGATAATTGCGGCATTACCCCGTTAGCTGTTACCCCTACAATAACAAATTTATCTGCTACATCCATTTCTTGTAATGTTGTAGAAGGGGTATTCACGAAACTTATCCACTTACGACCTAAACTATCTGTTTTAACCGCTGGGATCCCTTTTACTCTAATTTCTTGTATACCATTATCATTTGTATTTATAATGTAAGTATCAGAACCAGCTAGTATTTTTAATATTTGTGTACCAAATGCAGGGACCCAACCGTCAGGTGTGCGCATTAATAACGGTAATCTTCTTGTCAAACCATCTATATCAATAGGTGCGGAAGATATACCTTGATAAGCACTATCACGTAATATTTCTACATTTTCAGTAGCTCCTCGTAACATTACACCACCTACATCTTCACCCAATATGACAGTACCTGTTGTTTGTGGATATTGTTTATTATCTGTTTCAAACATAGCTAGGATACTTGGATGCATACCTAATACGTTTGCAAATGCTTCATCACCACCAAAACGATCTGGTTCACTAAATGCTATAACGTATCCAACACCCATAGCTCCGCGTTCTAACAACTGCATGTGTATTCCTGCCAGTTGATCTCTAGGAAAAGGCCAACCGCCTTCACGTTGAACATCTTCTTCTGTAATATCTAGTGTTACAAAATAATTAGATGCAGGTTGTTCTTTTACCCAAGCATCAAAAACTTTTAATTTTAAAATTTCTAAAGGAGTTATTTGATATATAACAGGTAAAATAAGTAATACCAATAAACCTAGTATTTGTAATTTTTTCATCCTGATCCTTGCTTAATTGTAATCGTTGTAGAAGATCCGCCATTAATTTTAACGGTATTTGATACACCATCTTGTATTAATAGAATTGTATAACTACCAGAACCATCTAGGTTTAGTTTAGCACTTTGGTTAACTGTTCTAGTAAGACTAATGTTTTGACCAGATACTATTGTTGTTATCTGCGTATCCTTATCTTGTCCTATATCTGTACCTACAATACGAATTCCTACACCTCCTTGTTTAAGTGCATCTTCTTCTTTAGATATAGCTAATGCATCTAGTACGTTAAGCAAGTCTTCTAAGAAATTTACATCTAAGTAGTTAATATCTAGTTCAGTAAACTCTAGCTCTGCTTCTGCATCAAGAAAATCTTCGTTAAGAAAATCTATATCAAGATCATTAAAATCTAAATAATCGGCAGAAGATTGTGTTTGTGTTTGTTCTAAAGACTCTTTTGTTTGCTTAGGAGGATTAACAATAAGCATGTTATCAATTAAATCTAACGATATATCTAAGGTTACTGGTTTTGTTGGATTGTTTTCGTAAACAGATACTGTAGTTGCCTGGTAGGGTTTGTTTAAAGTAACACTACCCATACCGGTAGATACTATAATTTCACCACTAGATATACCATTCTCATCAGGTAATAGTATAACAAGAGATCTACCTAGCTCATCTACGGTACAGGTAAAATCTGTACCTCTTATAGCTATATTAGCCGTAGGTGTACGTATGGCTATATTGCTTTTGTTATTAAATTTACCAGTAATAAAACGAGCAGTACCACTAGCAAACTTCAGGGCCATCTTTGACTTAGATGGGTCAGAATCGTAGATATATTCATCTATAACTAACTTAGAATGTTCTGTTAATTTAACTGTAGAGTTGTCTTCAAAGGTTATGGCAACTCTGCCCGTTTCTGTACGGACATCATCCATTTGTTGTATGTTAAAAGCTAGTTCAGCTCCGTAAGCTTTGTCTCTAAGGACCTGTGCGTTACCTCTAACTTCTGAAATAGAGCCTATCTCAACAGACGAATGAAGTAGTTGCGTCTGACTGAGTAACACAGACAGTACCGCTAGAGCCATCAGATGTAATTTTAAGCCAGTCATTATCAGATGTAGATTCCTGATCTATGTTAAATGTTCTTGATCCCCCTGTATGCGTAAGATGAAAGTAGCCTCCAGCGTACCCATCTCCATCGTAGGTAACAACATTATCATCACCATCTATATTCATGTAGTTAGTAGCACCATCAACATCTATAGATGCGGTAATATTGTTGGTATCACCTTGTATAGTCCAATCTAAATCTAAGTTTGCTGCAAGTGCAGTCATGGCATGATTAAGAGTCATGGTGTTTGTATTACCTGTCACTTGTACGTTTACGTTAGAACCATCAGCTCCAGTAGCGTTGGTTTCATCTGTAGACATATTAAATGTGTTGGTATCACCAATAAATGAAAAGTAACCTGTGTAGTTATCTGCCCAGATATCTCCTAAGAATTTATTTGTAGAACCCTTTTGCAATATATCCAAGGTCATAGTTCCGCCATCAATATCTAATGCAGTCATAGAACCAGCCGCGGCATCAGCACCACCGATGATGTTGCCACTACCTCCTACTTGTTCTATATCTAAGTTAGATGTAGCACCTGATTGATCTATAAATATCTCATTGTCAGCCCCGTATAGTAGCGATACATTCGTCATCGCAAATAGGCTCATCAATATCAATCTTTTCATTTTTTTGCCAATAGCTTTCTTCATAGCCCTCCTCTATTGTTTGTAAGACAGCTGTTTCAACAGCTATCTGTAAAGCAATATTTATAGACTCATTCTCTACTATACCGCTCTCTATTTCAACTAATTCGGTATTATTTGCATAAAATCTGAACACATCTGAAGAGATAGATGCACTTAATATTGACTTAGTTACCAAGACTTCAATTAGAATTTTACCCGTACTTACTGATACTGTACGCAGAGATATGGTTACAGAGTCTTGTCGGTATTCTTTAGAACCACCTATACCCAGGTATCTTGCACCCGCTCCTCCTGAGCGAATATTAGTTTCGTAGCCTACGACACCTCCCTCCATTAACAAACCTGCAAATAATAACGGTTTAACCTTTTGTTTTTCATCAAAGTTTTCTCTAGTAGTGCGTATAATCTGTCGTTCTTTGGTTAGATTATCTAAACCCTTGCGTTCTACTACATCAAACACATTAGAATGTTTTAAAGCCCTTATAAGATAAGCATCAGGAGCCTGAGTAATTGCAGTACTAAAACTTGCATATTGGCTGTTAGATCTACGTTGACCTGTATCATCTTTGAAAGAGTTGGGATAAACCGCTACTACAGGTTTTTTTATAGGTATCGGAGCATCTGATAAATTAGTAAGTAAAGCGCCAACTTCTGCTGATTCAATACTTCGTATTGGCGGTATGCCGTTATATAAAGGATCTACAACTAATGCACAACTAGAAAGTAAAAGAACCGAGAGGTACAGTAATCTCTGTTGTATTGCCTTCTTCATCTGTAATTATTAATGTTACCTTATCGTCTTCTACTCTATATTCTATAGTGTTACCTTCTAATTCTAAAATACCAAAATCAGATGCAGTTTCACCAAACAGACTATCAACTAACTGTCTGCTCAATTGTGCATATATTCTACTCTCTAAATTACGTATAAACCTAGCAAGGGTAGTATTTTCAGCTTCTCTTTCTAAATCTTCTGTATAGGCTCGTAGCTCTTCTCGTAAGGCTTCTTTTCTATTGAACTCTTGATTCTCTATAGTTAGATAGTGACTAGATGTGCCAACACCTGAAAAACTTGGATTCTTAAATTTATGTGTCATTTCATCTGCTTGTACTGATAAAACAACAAACATCACAATTATCATAGAAGCTATCAGTAATACTTCATCAGGTCTTTTTTGATTTTTCATCTTGCTCCTTAACCTCAATAACCGTATTTACTTTTTGTTGTAGACGAATCATGTCTTGGTCTAACAAACGTAATTGATCTGTCAGTCTTATAATGGTCCCTTTCATTTCTTGAACGGCAGGATCTATTTTATTAGTAATAGTTTGCCAGACAAAATAGACAAAGTAACCTAAACCTACCACCATAACTACAGGAAAACCAAACTCTGTTATTATTTTTACTATATCCATTTAGTCCCTTCTAGCATCTATTTTACCGTCTTCTACAAAGTTTTCTGCTCTTGCTATACGGTCTAGGTCAGGGGGAAGATTTAAGGCACTAGAAACGCTTGTATCTATACGAATCATGTCATTATTCATAATAGATGCTCTAGTAATTAACATTTTAGTTATACCTTGTACGGTTTGTATTTCGCTAATCAAACCATCCATAAGTTGTTTCATAACCAAGAATATAAAGTACGCCATTATAAGTGCGCCCGCAATAGGTAGACCTAATTCAGCGATCAGATTGAACGCTTCCAAGATTAATCCTCGCCTTTAAATTTTTTACTTTGTCCGGATGTACCGGCGTATATACCAAATACTGCCGCCATAGCTCCTACAACAACTGACACTAAAGCTGATTGTTCTAGGTTGGGTTCAGGTATGGTCATAAACCAGGTGACTACTTTATATAGTAGTAAGATGTAGACGCTGACAAACGCTCTAGGAAAGATTCGCCAAGCGTCTACGGTTTTAGCTAGATGAACCCATTTTTGAAACGGGTTGACTGATAGATAGACGGGTGACACATCTATATCCAGTTCTAGCTTCTTTTTTATAGCTGGTTCAGTTTTGATTTCTTCTTCCATCTACAAAAACTTTGTTAAGACTATAGCTCCTACCATAAATGGATAAACACCCCAGAGCATATTCTCTAATTTCTTAAACTTTTCAGATCCTTCATCTAGACGCTTTTCTATATTTTGATAGCGTATAGCACATTCTTTTTCGTGCATTTCTATTTTATGTAATGCGTCTTGAGATGAGGACATTATTTTTTTTCTACCTCTACAGTAGTGTAAGCCTCGTTAACGTCAGGAGTAGACTTGTCATCTGCAACAAACTTACCGTCTTCTGTTCTAGCTCTGACAGTTTTTTCTTCAACGCCTCTGACGTTTTGCCACATTTTTTTTAACCAATTCATTACTTCTCCTTGGCCTTACCAATATTTAAAGCCAGTAAATCTAAAAACTTATATAGCTTACCAATCCACACGTCATCCCTCGGAGTCGGAGTGCTGGCAGCTACTAAGCTTGCAACTGTTACTACTATTGTTATCCAGGATAATGCGTTAACTATCATTTCCATCTTCTTCTCCTTTTCCATTTAAACCAGGTTCTTCAATTACTTCTAAGGTACTTTGATAACCAACTAAAGCTGTAACTCTAATATCTAATTGATATTGTAGT